CCGTAGATAGACTGAGCAGGATTCAAGTTGTCAAAAAGAGTGGTTCCAAGTTGCTTAAGGAAAGCAACAGCTTTTTGCTCTTTGTGACGAACCATAGCAGCACCCATAAGTTGTAGGTTCTTTGCCATGATATCAAAAGTGCTGTAACGAAGAGCTTCATCAGTGAAAGAAGCAGCAATACCACTCTTTCCGATGTAAGCAGTTGATACTGCACCGCCCATTTGGAAGTTAACTTCTGGGTAAGTACCTGACTCTTGAACGTCACCAGCATAAACAGCACCCATTGCACCAGCAAGGATTTGAGTGTTTAGACCTTGCGCTTGAACACGAGTGAACAAAGGAGTGATAGCCATAGTAGGCTCTACAGGCTCACGGATAAGAATTTCCATAGACTCTTGAAGAAGAGGAGTAATCTCTGAAGAGGAGATTGCATCACGATTCTTAGGAGAAATGGTGTTCGCAAAAGCTGACCATGAAACACGCTCTTCTGAATCAGGAAGGTGTCCACGATTTACAATCATATCAGCAAGATAACGAGCTGCTGACTTACGGTTACTAGGAAGAGTTAGTTCCATTCCGTCTGTTAGTTTAATTGTACTCATAATTATTTATCCCTTTTAATTTAAAACTAATTATTGAATCTTAACGTTGATAACTGCAATCTCGTCAGCAACACTCTCGCCATGATAGCTAGAGAGAGTAATAAGGTCAGAGAATCCCTTAGTTGCAGAACCAGGCATTTTAGCAGTTGCATCAAATTCGCTACCAGCAAAACCAGTACGTACACGCTCAAGGAGACCACGAGGCTCCTTGTAAAGTGCAAGTAAACGACCAACAACACGATGCTCAGAAAGATCAGTAGCTGAAGCTACAACGAAGTTACTCATTTCGTCAAAACTAACAAAGTCACCAGGACGACAATCACCAACCATCATAGTCATTTGCTCTTGCTCAGAAGCAGCAGTTGAGTATTCAAATACGTTAATGTTTCCAGCTAAAGGTGCTGCTGCACTATCTACAGGTGCTGCATTGCCACCGTCTTCCCAGAAAAGAAGAATACCTGCATCTGCGTCAAGATACCAATCGCCAGCTTTAGCAAGAAGGCTAATGTCTGAGCGTTCACGCCAAGAACCTTGTGCAAAAGTAAGAGGTGTGCGTGAAGTAGAAGTTGCAAGACGACCTAGTTCAAGATCGTATGCAACAACATTAGTCATATCTAAACCAGCGTAACGAGGCATAGCAGCAAGAGCTGCACCATTAACAAGAGTTAAACCACCGCTTGCTACTGCAGTTGCAGCAGATTCGCAAACGTGTGCTACCTTCATTTGGATGTCAGTAAAGAACTGAATTAGATGTTGCTTCTGATAGTTTGTAAAGTGAAGATTTGCAGGATCGTCACCAGCCCAAACGTAAACATCGTAAGCTGCAATACCAACAGGAGCTGAAATAAATGCTTCTGCGGCGTCTTTATGAAGACCAAGCTTAGTTGCTGGATCAGCATCGTCAAGATCTGTATTTTGTGGAAGCCAGCCATTTGCTACTATTGCTGCTGCAAACTCCTCAAGAGTAACAGTTTTAGGGCCAGTAACAAAATCACCAGTTTCAATATCAATTACACGTGCATCTTTGTCGCTATCATCATAAGTAAGAATTACATCGGTAATTGCAGTAGCTGCAAGACAACGACGAAGAATACCAGATGGTACTACACGACCTGATGCATCAAGAGACACAATCTTGCCAGATGAAATAGTAAAGTAATCTTTGCTTTTCTCGTTTTGCCATACAGTTGGCAACCAAGCAGCAGGTTTCCATTCACCATGAGGAACAGAAGCATTCATTTGAACAACGTTATTTGGTGTAATGTTGTCCATCAAATCCGTACGAGTCTTAAAACGACTTTGGAAACGACTAATAGCCATAGTTTATTCTCCTAAAGAAATAAGTGTTTAGCCTTAAATTAAAAGTTATTTGGATTAAATCCGCGAGGTAAGTAAGCAGCTTTAGATGCAAAATATTCTGCAGCAGCAAACTCGCCATTATCAGCTAAAATTTGCTTATATTCTGCAACAATTTTTTGTTCGAAACTTCCTAAAGACTTAGTTTTATCTGTCATTCGTTCTTCTTTATCTTCAGTATGCACTGATGGGTTTTCTAGAGAAACATCTGTTAAGCTCTTACTATTATCTAAATCATTTGTTTCTACATTTTCAACTTGCACTGAAGTATTTTCTTCATTATTTACAATATTCTCTTCTTTTGTTTCTGAATCTTCAGATTTATTTAAGTTTTCGATAAAAGCTAAAAACTTTTCTTCTAGTTCAGAGTATTTATTTTGAAGATCTTCGAACTGTTTTTCAAGAGCTAAATAGTCTTCTGACTTTTCGCACTTTAAAGATTCAGCTTTCTTGTTAACACAAGTCATAATCTTTGCTCTAGTAGCATCAGAAACTTTTGCTCTACCAATTAATCTTTTAGCAGCTGTAACATGTGCACAGTCTGGAATAGGGAAGGATCTGTTTGGTCCACAGAACGTAGAGTCTGGAAGTTCTTGTCTTTGCTTATATGTAAGCATTGCGTCTTCTTGTGTAAGAAGACCTTGCAATCCAAGATCTAAAAGCTCCCAGTCGATTTCAGCTTCGTCTTCAGGATCTAAAGTATCTGGTTCGCCCAAGCTTTCATCATGCTCTGCTTGCTGCTCCTCTGTAGGTTCAACAACTTCAACTTCTAGATCTTCTTCAGAAGAAGAAACCTCAGAATCTTCTGATTCTAAAACTTCAACTTCCTCATTAATAATTTCGCTCATATTAAAATCCTTTTTCATTTTAGATTTATTTGAAGATTTTCTTGGATGACCTGCAGGTAGCAAATCATTGTCTTGTACATATTTCGGGTTTGAAGGTCTTCCACTTCTAACCAGCTTAAGAAAAGCATTAACTCTTGCTACACCCCAACCAGATCTAGACATGCTAGGTCTGTGAGTAGCAGAAAAGGCACCTGCACCTCTACGATATACTGCTTTAAGCATGCCTAAAGATACACGCTTACCTTTTTCTTTTCCATACTTCTCGTTGTGAGATGAAAGTTTTTCTTTAAGTGTTTCTAAAACAGACCCAACTTCGATTTTGCTGTTTGCTTTAGAAGCTGAACCTTTCTTGTTCTTTTTTGAACCTTTAATTCTTTCACTAGGCTCAGCAGGTGTTTTTGCACCTTTACCTTTAGGAGAAGACCTATAGGCGTCTTCTTGAACCTCTTCATTGCTAAAGTCATTTGCAGCACTTATTTTAATTGCCCAGTCAACACCTGTAGTTCCACCCCAACCTAACCAAGCAACATAACCTCGGTCTTTCCAAGGAGTAGATTTGAATTCTGGAGCTACAGCTGCATTTTTTCTATGTCGATTAAAAGCAGCCATTCTTTTGACAGTAGATAAACCTATTTCAGACTTACTAGCTAGCTGCCTAGCTCTTGCCCAACCTACAGGAGTCATTCCTTTTACTTCAGAGCCGTACTTCTTTTTCCAATCAAGTACTTTTTGAGCATTACCTTTTGCACCTGCAGGAACTTTAAACATTTTCTCATCAGAGAATAACTCTTCTAAAAACTCTTCAGAAGATTCATGAAATAAAGAATCTTCGCCACCAGGAGTGTTTTCTTTAGTTCTATAAACTAAACGAATAGTCATGCGTTGTTTACCAGATACTGCAATTACATCAGTTTGACCTTTTGAATGTAATTGCTCCATCTTTGCAGGTGGGATAATTAACATATGATCAAAATCTTTAGCGTCTTCTAATATTTCTTCTTCGTTGTTTTCTTCTTCTTTTTGGTTGTCTTCTTCTTTGGCATTGACTTGCTCGGTTGTTTGTATCCGCCGTGTTTCATTGGTATCTCCAAAATTATATAAAGAATCAGTCAAAATGATTTCTTCTACATTGTTTAAATAATCTGTATTTTTTGCTTCATCTGCATTATCTGCAAATTCCATATGCACTAATTGCGATAAATCATCTGCGGGAGTATTTACCACGGATCCTTCCAATACAATGAAGTCTCCTGTAATAAACACGCATGTCTCTCCATCATATTGTTGACCATGTCTATGTTCGCACATTCCATCACTAGCCCAATCGTTCTCACATATAGAACATACATGCCTATTAGTAGTAGAGCCAGCTGAAAAAGTAAGATAACGTCCATCCATAAATTTTTTGATAGCATCTTCATCTGTAATATTTGCTTGGACTCTCATGCGTCCAAGCCCTGGCCATTGTTTATTTTCAATTAAGTTAAAAGACTTTAATGTGCTGTAAATCTTTCCTGGATCATCACTTGCAAAAGCATTATGAACATCTAGAGCAGCTTGATTTGATTGCAAAAACTCAGTTGCCTCATCATAAAGATTTTGCCATTCTCCTCCAATAAATCTTCCAATAGGCTCAGAGCCTTGGTCATGATTTTTTAGAATTGGCTTTGGATAAGGGGAAGTTAAAGAATCAATTCCTCTTTGCTGCCCTGCAGTAGAATAAATTCTATTGTTTATTCTACGTCCAGAATGAGAAAGATCATATGTAATAACTAAACCTTTACCAGTATTGTAAGATCTATTTATTAGATTATCTGTAACTTTAACTTTTTCTGCTTTATCTAATGTCAAAATTCTTTTGTCTGGATTGATTTGGACAAAATCATTATATTTAATAATTTTAGTCATAAAAGCCCCTTTTTCTGTTAAATAAAATTTAATAACTTTCTATTTGCTTTTTTCAAGCCTTTTTAAAATATCTTCTATATTTTCTGTATTTTTTATATCATTAAAAATATCAATTGTATCTTGGCTAAATTTTGGAGCTTCTCTTACTCCATGTTGGTTTTCTGGTCTAGCCATATTATTAGAAGATCTTTTTTCTGGTGAGTTTTCATTTAAAGCTTTTGTTTCTTGAGCTATACCTAATTTTAATAAAGCCAGCTTTTCTTCATAAAGCTTAAAGTGAGTATCTTCATGGAACTCATCTTCAACAGGTCTTTCACCTAATCTTTTTCTCGCTTCTTTTTGAGAAATCAATTTGTTTAACCAAAGCTGAACTGTTTGGTTTTCTTCTTTAGATTTTTGCTCTTTATCTACTGTACCAAACTTTATATAAACTTTTTTAGAATCATCAAAAATAGCGTCTTCATATCCACCTTCTAATAAAAGCTCATTTATTATATAAGTTTCTACAAATGTTTTTATAGCTTTTTGTAAAGCTTCTACATCTTGAATAGCTATTTTAGATAAAGTATTAGCAGTACTTCTATTAGCAGTATCTCCTTCGCCCATATCCATAGCAGAAACACCAAGACCTGCATAAACACGTTTCTTAAAATAGTCTAAGTACTCATTAATTTTAAGTGCTTTGCCTTCAGATCCAATTGCTTCTATTTTGTGCCTGTGGTCAGAAACAAATATGCCTCCAGAAGGCATATATTCAATTGTGTTTCTAACTAAGTCGCTTTCCTTTATTCCGTCGGGTCCATACCTTTCAGGCATGTTATCATTACCTACAGTATAGTGAAATAACGGATGCAAATTAGCGTCAATCATTTCTTCAATATTTTCTTCTAATCTACGCAACAAAGCAATATCTTCTAGTACAGGTAAGAGCTCTGGCGTTCCCATTGTAAAACCAGGTTTTCTATTAGTATAAAAGTGAATAATATCTTCAGGAAAAAACTCTTTTGTTTCTCCTGTATTCGGTTGCTCTTGCATTACTTTTTTGATTTCACCATTTTTCTTTATTTTAAACCATAAAGTTTCAAATGGAAGTATAAAATAACCTGCAACAGGCTCTAACTCTTTTCCTCTATAAGATCTAGATTTACCTGTAGAAGCATCTCTATTTCTTACTTTGACCCAAGCACAATTAGAATATCTAATTAAATCGTGAGCTAAATCTGTCATTAGCAAATCAAAAGGTTGTCCAGAAACCATTTCAATTTCTGCTAATCTACGCTTTATATAATTTACTGTATCTTTATCGTTTCCAACAAATTCCCATCCAGCTAAAACAAATCTATGAACTTTCTTTTGTATAGCTTTAAATAAAAAAGCATCTGTATCTTGAGCTACTTGCAATTCAGTTAATTCATATTCTGGCTTAAACCAATTCCCTCTATGCCTATCTGCATAAGGCATAGCTCTACCATTTACTTTTTTAACTCTTGCACCAGATAGTCTTTCTCCTGCTAAAGGTACATTTCTATCTATTTGAGTTTCTTTTTTATCATTTAAAACTTTTAAAGCTTTATTTAGTAAATTAACTTTCATGTATTTCTCACTTTATAATAAATAAGATCTTTTTTAGAGTTGTCTTTTGCAAATTGTTTTTCTTCAATAAAATTATTGAAGTCTTCAGGCTTGAACCTATATCTAATTTGAACATCTTGCAAATCTCTAGATCCTGCTACTAAAGAGCTAGTAAAGTTACTTTCTATTACAGGCACCTCAAAGAAAATTTCTTTGCTATCAATATTGAAGTCATAAAAAACTTCTCCTGTTATTAATGCAAAGTGACTTCCATAAGGTTTCCCTTTAGCTGGTAAGCAGCTAATTATATCGCCCCGTTTTAAAAGCTTATTAAAGATCTCTTTATACGCGTCTAAAACTCTGATAATAAGTTCTTCTGCATTTGGCAAAGAAGTATCTATTCTATTCCAAATTGTTTGTGCTTGATATGACATCCAGTAATATTCATAGCTTATTATATAAGCTCTATTGTTAACTAGTTCTGGTTTTTTGTAATTGTCAATTGGCGGGTTGTTCAAATCGAACTTTTGAATTCGATCTTGCTGCTTTCCATACGCTCTAAACATCCTATATGTGGATGGCAAATATTTTTTTCTAATTTCTTTTTTTAAATAATCTTTGAAAAGATATCCAACTCCATGTCCACACCAGTTAAAACTTAACTCAAATGCATACAAATTGCCTTCTGGTAATTCTCCATTAAACCAAACGTTAATTTCATCAGGATAGTTTTCATACAATTCTTGTTTATTTTCTTCCGATAACACAACTATTTCGTTAGATAGATCTTTTTTATAATCATTCCAACCGTTTTCAACAGAAAAATCTACTAACAATTGCAAGTTATTAATAGCTCTTTCTTCAGAGCTATTAAAAATTTGTGTTAATCCTAAAGGATATTCAAAACTTTTAGTCTCTTCAATCAACTTATTTGCTTTTTCGATAACTTTTTCAATTATGTCATTGTAGGTTATTTCTTCTAAATTGTTTTCTACTTCTATAACTTCGTTGACTTCATTTATTTTTGCTAATCTAAACCATTCTCCAGAAAAATCTCTTGTATTATTAATAGTTGGGAAGTTGGTTTCTATTAGTTCTTCTTCCAAGAAAACTCTGTAACCTTCAGACAACCCTTCTTCCTTAAAGAAAATATAATTGTAGGGATACTTCTCTTTTCCTTGCAATTCTAATGTTATTGTTTCAACAGTAGGAAAGAAATCTCCTCGCTTTATTCGAGGAAATATTGTGTTTCTACCATTATCAACATTGTTAAAACTATAAAAGCTTATAATATTTTTTTCATAATAATTCCCGCTATTAAAATTTCCTGTAAAATTTTCTTTAAAATTTATTTTAAATATTAAAGCTAAAATTTGCCCTAGCAAAGAATTTGTGTATTCTTTTTCTTTTTTTAAGTTTCCAATAGTGTTGTTTAAATCTTTAGGGTATTCGATCAGATTATATTTAATATAATCTGGATAAGACTCTGACACTTTTTTTGATAAATAATTTATACTAGCAATGTCACTACTTTTTAACTCTAATAAACCTTTAATATAAATTTCATTTAGAAGTGCGAACCCTTTTGACAGAATCCAGTCATTATTAATTTCAAAAGCTTCTATAGGTATATTTTTTTCTTTTACTTCTTCTATAGTAGATTTCTTTTCAGAAGAAGTCTTTTCTTTAGGATTGTTTTTATTAATTTTATTTTTTTTTATTATTTCTACACTACCTTTAACTTTTTTTGTTAAAGAGTTTTTATTTGTAGAATTTATTTTTTTCTTAATATTTTTATTAAAAGTATCTTTGCTTGTCTTGCTTTTATTTTTTAAATTAACTTTTTTACTACTTTTATTATTTAATGGCTGTTTTTTTATTTTTTCAGGATCTTTTAAAGATACTGCTCCTTCTTTTTCAATTACAGCTTTTTTAGAACTAACTTTGTTGTTAGGTCTATTTGCTTTTTTAGCAAGCTCTTTTAAATCTTCTTTTGTTAAGATTATATCCCCTTCGCTATCTCTTGAAAGTTTATCTTCAGAATCATATTTGAAGAGCTCTACAAGCTCCCCTCTTACTATAGCTTCTAACTGTTCTAGAGTTACTTTTCCTTCTTCGAGTAATTTTTCTAGCTCTATTAAATTGCTTTTTTTGTCGTCTCTTTCGTAAGATACTCGACTTGCTAAATCTTCACTACTCATTAGAGGAAGTGGCTTTAAAACTTGATCTATTTTCCCCAATCTAGATATTACTAACTCTAAAAAAGTGTTTAAATTGCTTTTTTCAAGATCTGTTAAATCTTCTCCTTTATTAACTTGGTCTTGAAATTTTTTATCTATAGATTCCATCTAGTATTCCTTCGTAAATTGAATCTAAATTATTTTCATTTACACTCAAATGCTGCATAGCTTCATCGCAGTTATTTAAATCTATGATAGTAGAATACCTGCCATCCTTACTTTTTATAGCAATGTGATCTTCAGGATCAAGGTTCTCTCTTTCTAAAATGCTGTCATCTAATAATAAATTTTGATTTGTTTGAGTTAAAATATTTTCAAAAACTGCTTTATTTTCTTTTATATCTTTGCAGGAAGAAAAACCATTTTTTAGAATTTCATATAATATTCTGCTAAATCTTATTAGGTGTAAGATTTCTTGAATATTTCCTAGAATTTTAATATCAGTCTCTACATATTCGCCCAAGAAGCTTTCTAAAGATTTGAATGCTAAAATAATATTTCCTGTAACTTTCATTACATAATCTTTTGCTTCTTGTAGATATTTTATAAAATAATCATCTACAAACCCCTTAATTCCTTCAGATCCACTCTTAGCGAAATTAGCTTTAGGAATTAAGTTGTATTTTGTTTCTCTGTATTGGCTTTCAATATCTACGCCATATTTAGCAAATACATAATCTTTCCAGTTCCAAGCATCTTCTTTCTTCCTTTTATAACCTTCATTTTTACTATTAATGCCCCAAGCTA